CATTTGCGGGTTAGCGAGATCATCGCAAAAATCAGGCATCAACTCGAAATCAATGTGCAGATTGCCGAAGATCAGTACCCGGAAGGGCCGATCGTGGACGGCAAGCGCGTGAAGGGCCTTACCCACTCTCAGGATATTCTTGCCCAGCACATCCGCGACCATTTGAGCGAACTAGAGTTGGTCATCGTCTCACCAGCGCCCGCACCCTCGACGCATGGGCGGGTGCCTTCGATAATCTCCCACGTTGAAAAATATGACGTCAAGGAAGGCGACCCGAGGCGCCGCTACACTTTCGCCCAACTTGATACGGCGATCAGTCTTGCGTCCGCTCCGTATGAGCGGATTGCCGATGCGCTGGAACTCTGTGATTGGTCCGGCTGCTCAATCGGCAACAAGGCAATCCTAAAAGAGGCCGTCAGGGCGCTGCGAGGAGGTCACGATGCTGACTGAAGCTCAAATCTACGCCGAAGCGGGCATCATCATCGATATCGCCATGGGCAAGGAAAAGGTCAGCTTTGGCCGGGGTCGTAAATCGCGCGTGGTAAAGCGGGCGGAGAATGATCCGCTCGGATACTGGTGCGGCGTCGAGGCCGTCGTTGCCCTCGTCCAGCGCGCCGCCCTCGCATCGGAGGGCCGGGAATGAGCGAGCACACCGAACGCTACCCGTTCTGCCGGGTCAACTACTGGAAGAACCACACGGCGGCTTCTGCCGACGGAGATTGGGACACCTGCAATGTGACGCCGCTCGGGGCTTATACCTACGGCGAGCAGTCATTCGAAAACAACCCCCAATCCATCTATCGCCGTGACGCCCTCATAGCCTTCCTCGAAAAAGCCTACGAGCTTGGCCGGTCTCACGCAAAGCGAGAGATCCGGGAAGTCCTTGGTGTAAAGGAGCCGCGCTAATGAAAATGCCGATCGACAAGGAATGGTTTGAGAAGCGCGCGACAGCAGAGGGCGATCACGAAATCGGTGTTGGCGGAAACCGCAAGACGATGACGCTAAACCTGACGGACGAAGAGATTGCGCAGCTTCAAAAGCTCATCGACGACCATCGCGGCGTCATTATTCCAGCCCCGCGCGGCGGGATGGATCCGAACTGGTGGGAAGAGTGGGTGAAAACGACCCGCGCCTACAATGCTCTCGCAAAGGCGGCTCAAGCCGTGATCGACGAGACAAAAGCAATCCACGACAATGAGCCTTGGCCGCTCAGGTATCGCGCGCCGTACGACGCGATCACGAAACTGAGCCTCGCGCTCGCGTCAGCCGACGCTTCGATCGCTGTCACCCCATCGCCCTCGACGCGGGAGCCCACCTCCACCCAAGAGCAGGAGGGAAGCGAATGACCGGCTATCAGAAAACGCTCGCTATCATCGTCTGCGCTATATGCCTCGCAATTGCTGCGGAAGGTATCGGCTGCGTTGCTTATTGCGGGGTGCAGCCATGAGTCAGAGTGAAGAATTCCTCTGGCGTTTCTGGAACAACAAGGCTCGTGAACTTGCCCAGAAGAACGCTGTCCTCCAAGCAGAACTAGCGAAGGCGCGAGAGGCGCTGAAGCCGTTTGTAAAGCAATTGGAGAAAGAGTTTCCAGCAGTATGGCCTGCGACAAAGAAACTTAACGATCTCCACGAAGAACGGTGGCATCTGAACGTCGGCGATTTCCGCCGCGCTCGCGAAGTATACCGCGCCCTCCAGCAGAAGGAGCGGGAAGCATGACGGCGCTGCCTACCTTCTGGATTCCGTTCGTTCTAATCTCGGTCTTCTGCATCGTCATCGCTTTGCGAGAAGACATGGTTCACGGCCCGCAGCTACGTGGACACGAGGAACAATGGACGCCACGCTATAGGTTCTGCATCGAATATGCAGGACGAATTATCATTGTTGGCGGGCTTTGCGCGGTTATGCAGGCTGTTCTCTGGATTGTGGGAGCATTTGTATGAGCAGGGCCCGCACCTATACGAAATCCGAAATTGCCGACGCTGCCGCTGCTGCCGCCCTGCACGATGTCCGGGTTATTATGCACCCGACAGGGGAGATAGAGTTTTCCCCTCGCCGCTTTGCGTTAAAACAAGAGAAGGATGACAGCGCGGAAGCGGCGCTGGAGAGGTGGATGAATGGAAGGGAAGTTGGTCGGCGTTCATAAGGTCAGGGTCAAACTTGCCGATGGAACGCATGAAGTCTATTACTATGCCTGGCGCGGCAAGGGCGCACCTCGCCTGAAATCGAAGCCTGGGACAAAGGCTTTCACGCAGGAATTCATCCGCCTGACGAAAGACCGGCAGAAGGACGCACAGGCCGGGACGGTCGGCTCTCTGATCGATGACTTCCGAAAAACAGCCACCTTCACAAAGCTATCCCCCTCGACAAGACGAGATTACGAACGCCAGTTCGCCACGATCCGGCTTGCATATGAGACGATGCCTATAAAGGCCGTAGAGGCACGAGGCAGCCGAATGATGTTCCTGCGCTGGCGAGACACCATGCAGGATTCCCCCCGATCGGCAGACATGCACATCGCTCTCCTTGCCCGTCTGTTCGCATGGGCCAAGGGAAACGAGATCATATTACGGAATCCTCTTGAGCGCGTTGAACGACTGCACGAGGGGACTCGCCGCGATATCATCTGGTCAGACGATCAGCTCCACAAGCTCCTGACGGAATCTGCCCCTCATATCCGCAACGTGGCAAAGCTCGCCCTGTGGACCATGCAGCGACAGGCAGACATCCTAACCATGCCCACACTGGCTTTCGACGGGGAAAGGGTTTCGATCAAGCAGGGGAAGACCGGCGCAAAGGTGCGCGTTGTCGCCGCCCCGGATCTGTTGCCGCTTCTGAGAGAAGCCAAGGAAAAGAACCGGCAAAGAATTCTGGTGAACTCGTTCGGGCAGAATTGGACTTCCAGCGGCTTTCGGGCATCATGGCGCAAGGAAATGGCGAGGCTCAACATCAAGGGCGTCACCTTCCACGACTTGCGAGGAACGGCGATCACCTTCGCATATGCCAGCCTCGACAAATCGCATGACGAGAAGATCAAGCTTATTTCGGAGATTTCCGGCCATTCTCCAGATGATGCCGAATCGATCATCAGGAAGCATTATCTGGCCGGCCAGGATGTCATCGACGCTATCGGACGTGGAACGAAGCGTGATTGAAACTGTAAAATACCGGGAATGTGTAAAATGGGTGTCGCGGAATAACCGCTAAGTGCTTGAAAATGGTGGGTGATGTAGGGCTCGAACCTACGACCCGCTGATTAAGAGTCACATCGCATATCGTGAATAAACAGCGGTGTTTGCTGATGGATGCTGTAAAATGAGTCCCAAGATAACCCAAGGATTCCAGCGGCGCCAGATGCGAAATGTAAAATGGATTGCCTCTTCGGAGGGCCTATAGGAGAAGAGATGAGCGACACACTTTGGCTTGTAATAATCGGTGGCGGATGCTCGATTGCAGGAATGCTTCTGGGCATCGGCTTGATTGTCTGGCTGGATCGAAGCGCTGGACCGAGATTTTGACGGACGCCTAGCCACAATAGGAAGGGAATGGGATGAGTGAGAGAGAACCACCGGAACTTCTTTCCGAGCAAGAAAGGAAGGAGATCCTTGCCGACGCTGAGCGACTGTGGCGAGACCTTCAGTCTAATAAACTTGGCGGGTACTCGGACGGCAATAGGCCATTCTACATCCTGCATGAATTCAAAGCCGTCATCGAAAAATACGGCAAGCGAGATGTGGGCTCGACTTGGTCAAAGAACGATCTGGACGCGCTGGCGGAAAGACATGCCACGAGAGAAGGGGATGGGACGGCCGACACACCGATCAGGATATGGGCTTTTGAGGATCGCTCCTTCACGAGGCGGTGGAGAGACAGTGAGGGAGATGGTGCGGAATACGTTCGGGCCGATACCGTCTCCGACCTCCTCCGCACCGCCGCCGCCTTCATAGAAGAGCTGAAGGCCTTTGGCTATGGAGAGAGTAGCGAGAAGGCTCTGCCTGGGGCGTATGACCCGTTTGTACAGGCTATAGAGAGGATGAAGGGATGACGACGCTCTACGAACTTGAACGAGAGGCGTGGCGGCTGGGTCGTGATGGAAATCGGCGGGAGATAGAGCGCTTCATCGCTACGAGCTATACCCACGAGATGATAATGAGCGGACGTATCAAAACTCGGCGGCATTTGGAGCCAGAGCCCATGAACCGCGGCTCCCCCATCCTCCTTATCGCCCTGCTTATTCTCGTGCTGGTCCCGGTTGCGGACTGGATGGGGTGGCTTTCAGGGCTTTGAGCTCCCATTCTCCAACCTCTGGAGAATTTCCTTCACGACCCGGATATCTGTCCCGAGGGAGTTGAGCGTCGTCTCAAGGGAGCGCATCGAAACCGAGGCATCGCTTGCTTGCTTTTCGACAGCAGAAAGGCGAAGCTCTTGGGTGTCGAGAGTTCGAATGGATACCTCAACGGCAGTCAGCCGCTTATCCAGACGATCAATCGAAGCTGAGTTATTGGTGGTGGTGGATTTTACCTCGTTCCAAGTCGCACCCCAAGCAGCAATGCCGGTAGCGAACCCAAGAATAATCACCACCGTATTCAAATTCCATTCCCATTTCCAGGCTGGAGCTTTAACGGTTGCCATATCGTCGTTTCCTGTCATTTATCCCCGGCCCTCAGACTGCGATGTTTTGTTAATTATTGAGGAACCATAGCCCGGTAATCTGTACCGAGCTGCGATGATCCTCACCCGATCATTGCGGTTAGGTCGGGGTGCCTGGTTGCAACAGACACTCCGGCCGCTTATTGTTTTATTTCTTTGACCATGAGGCTCGCGAAAGCCTCCAGTTCGAACGACACACGCGTTCCCTTGCCATTGGTCCGGTAAAAGACAACCCTGTCCTCTACCTTCTCAACGGTGTACGTAGCGCCATTGCAGCCGCGATAGGACTTGCCGGCGATGATCTCGGAGGAGTTCACTTGACTAGGCTCCAGCAGTCCTGTGAGGCGCCGAACTTATTGTGGCTTGCTACCTGGTCCGCAAACGGCCGGTCCTTGCGAAGGATCGTTACCGTCGTCTCCAGCGAGGGCGTCAGCTTCTTGAACCCGTCGCACACATTCTGCTTGTTCGTCGTCTGACAGGCCGTAAGAACCGCACAAAGCGGCAGCATCAGAAGCAGTGACCTCTTCATCGATCGTATTCCTTTCGCGGAGAACCTGAACTGAATTGGCGAGAGCAGCAGTGGCAGCCATTTGCTTGCCCTCTGACTGGCCGATCCACTTGGCGGGGAAGAACATGAGGCCGCCCCCGACAACCATTGCGGCGGGAATCTTGACCCAATCCGGGATCAAGGCGAGAAGAGCGAACATCAGTTCTTGACCTTCTGGTAGATGCCCCAGATCGTCAGCCCCAGGATCACTGCAGCAATCGTGATGCGGATCCAATCACCGCTGGAAAGCTCATATTGCTGACCGGAAACGGCATCGAGGACATCCGGAATAACCGGAGCGGCCGTCGTAGCCGTCGCAGCCGCGCCGCCGCCGCCGATCGCTGCAACTTCCTTGTTCGGAACCCGCTTTTCAGCATCGACGAAGTTGGAGGAGACAAACTCGCCCTTTGCCCAAAGACCGGCTTCCGCAGCGCGACGGTTGACTAGACCCTTGACCTTCTTGCCGCCGGCATTCACCCACTTCATCAACTCGACGGGGACTGAATTGTAGTCGCCCTTGTTCAGCTTCTTGAGCAGCGTGGACTTGTGCAGCGAGCCAGTGTTGAAGTCGAAGGAGACGAGCGCCGCGAACTGATTGTCCGATAGCGGTACCTTCACGAGGCGGGAAACCCGATCCTCGAACTTCCGAAGATCGGACTGAAGTATTTGCTCCGCCTGGGTCTCCGAAATGGTCATTCCGTCACGTACCTCCGGAGCGCCGGCTGCAGAGGTGTGGCCGTAGCCGATCGTCAGGATGTTGGCGACATCACGATAGGCGCGGGTCTTCAGGCCTTCGAACTTCTTGATGTGCGAAAGCCCCTCCGCGTTGATGCGTCGGTTCATGGTGGTTTCCTCTTGTGGTGGGAATAGAAAAAGGCCCCCGGAGGAGCCAGATGCCTAGACGTATGAGCTACTTGATCAGGCTTGAGATCGATGCGTCAGCCAGCTATATAAAAGGATGGTCTACGCAAAAGGAAAAACAATGTCTGAAGATATTATAGATATCCCTCGTACGTCTGCCTTAGACGTTGCTCTTGCGACTGAAAGTAAATATTTCGAGGAAAGAATTCTGCGTCATATTGAACTAATAAAAAACTCCGCGCAGTACGATGCTGAAATGGCGCAAATCGCCTTCATCCGAATACAGGAGGGGTTTATGTGGCTAAACCGAGCCGTCTTCCAGCCTCCACGGGTGGATCTTCCAGAAGATAAGTCAATGTTGGACGGGCGCTTCCGTTCGGATATCGAACTGGAAAAAAGCATCGAAAATGGGAGAAGTCCTGATACAGAACCGGCGATCACCATTGGCCCATTTTTCTGACATCCACTAAATGAGCAACCGTAATTTTGCTCACACGACTAATGTCAAACATCTCTATCATCCGTTGCTTTGGCCTTCGCGTGAGCTTCTGCAACTTCAGCAGGGTCAACAGACGCTAGTATAGCTGTCCTAAGCTCACCTTCTACCTCCGATAACGTAATCCGATCAGGCGCCAGAGAATGGTAGTTAATCCTGATTTCCATGATTTCCCTGATTTGGCGACGCATCGTTTCTATTTCATCAAAGGAGTATTGCCTCATATAGATATCCTATTTCAAAGGGTTTGCGGCGGTATCGACAACGTAATCGAAACTCAAGCGTTGATCAAACGAGCCGTGCCAGCGAACTTCTTCATCCCGTGAGACTTAGATATTTCTCGGCGTATCTGAGGCCTAGCTCGTGAAGTCCGGTCCCCGTGGCGTGTGCGTTGCCTTTGGCGCCGATGTCCGCCATGGTTTCGATACCGTCCCATTCGACAACCTGGACCATCGGGTCATCGATCATCGAAAGTGCTTCCCTGTGCTTAGGCGCATGATGGTAGTAAGGGCTGATATGGCCCAACAGGATCGGCGTTGAATTCGCTATTAGGCCGGATGTCCGCAGCTCTTCGAGAAGGGAAACCACCTTTTTCGCATACTCTTCTGGCTCATCCGGGACAGGAGAAAAATTAGCCTCGCCCTGGTGAATGATAGCAACATCAACCCGTGACGATCGGGATGCTTCCAGAAACGAAGCCGCATTCCCTTCGAAAAACATCGGGGCTATCGAGCGCCTGAACTGGTTGCAGTCCTGATTGTTCTCCCACCCGTTCTTTTCTAAGACCGAATCGGGGAGGAAAAACTCAATCCTCTTGCCCCCACTGGCATAGAAGCCCACGTTGACCTCACAGCCTTTAGCCTGTGCCACAGCATGGGCGAAGGAGTAGGCCGGATTGCCGGCGGGTCGTTTATTGCCGACGACATGATTAAGAGGCCATTTCCCTAGCTCAGCAGGGACAAGCGATTTGGCTTTCCAGTCCCAGAACCGAACATTCTTGGTTGGTGGGAATTGGGTTGGCATCGGTCCATATCGGCCTTCCATATTAGATTGACCAATCGCTAAAACAGAGATTGGCCCCGAACTAGACAACTGCATTAATGAGGCTCCAAGGAAGGCGGCAGGCAGCGTTTTAGCTTAAAGGTTGCAACCAAGGCAATATGATTGCTACCTTTTACCGACCATCTTCAAGCCGGGTGCAAACGATCTCGACAAATCCGGTTGCCGTATCAACGGGAGTTCCGAGCGCGCCAGCAGCAAATTGCTCGATCTCCACGACTGTTGTGCTTTTCGATGGGCCAACCTGCAGAAAGTGAGTGATTGAGCCAGACCCGAATCTGTTCACGGTGACGCTATAGTTAGCGTCTACCTGAGCGGCATCGAAGGTAAGACGATACCGGCCAGCCGCGAGCCTGGTCAAAGCCGCACCGACAACCAAGCGCGTATCAGACAGAGTTGCGTCCGCCTTGAAAAAGGCTCTGGCGAAAACGCCTGGCGTATCGGGACGGGAGCCGACGTAGACAACGCCAGTCGGGACATCACGAACGTGGTATTTTGTCGTGTTGGAGTCAATGCCGAACCCGACGCCCTGATTTTCCCCATAGCATTTCTCGATGACAGGCCATTGGCTGCGATCCGTTGGACCTTCATTCGAAGTCAACACACCTGCGTTCGTATAGGCGCGAATGTAGATGTCTTGAGGCTTCAGGGTGCCCGAAAAACGATCGACGCCGGGAGAGGCCGCATTGCCTGGGTGGATAAAGCCCTGCCTCATGACATGACCGCGAGCGCCTGGGTAAGAATAGTAGTACGGGCCTCCCCCGTTGCCCTCCAGATAGGTAAATTCGTAAAAGGCGGGGCCATCTGTGCTGTTTGCCTGGATATTGGGCTTGATTATGCAAGCCCGCCCAAAATTGCTTTCAGAGCAGATCTTTAAAGAACTACCCCTGCCAACAGAGAAGACGCCGCCGCTCTCGACAAGATCGGTAGCAGTCCCCAACACGAAAGTCCCGTTCGTGCCGTTGTTACATAGGTGGAATGACGCTTTGAACTCAAAACAGTATGCTTCGGCCCCCCATCCAAAAGTGTCTTCTCCGACCGAAACACCATGGCTTTCGCACTCATAGGCACCGAAGTGTCCCCAATCCGCAGCAAAAATACCATTCATGAGAAAGCATCGAAGCCTAGCCTTCTCGGCGGTCAGGTTCCCGACATTGCCATTGTTGCCGCAACGGTACATATACCAGCCGTAACGGGCTTTGTTGTCGGCATTGACATGTATGTCACGCAGAATGAAGCCAACCAGATCGTCACCATTTGGCGGTGTAAAAACGGTACCTTGAGTTCCCACGGCGGTTCTGGAGACGCGCACGACAGCCGTATTTGCAGCGTCCGCGCCGATCCATTTAATGGTCGTGGTCGGCGCCTGAGCTTGAGTGTAACCTGTCCTGCGCTTCCACATCGCCCCCGCGCCGAAGAACTTCGTTCCGTTTTTGATGACGAGTTCACTTCCGACGTTGAAGATACGTGGAGGGAACTGCACAACCTCTTGGCTATCGGCTGCGGCCTGAAGGTAAGTCACATGATCGCCGGTTGCCGTACCCGCGCGTACGGCCTGGGCCTCGCTATAACTGGAAAAGAAGTCGTAGACCGTCCAGAAATCCAGCTTGTTGCGGATACGAGAAGGCGCGGCCAGACGGTTGTCATCAACTGTGAGAGCATCAACATATGCCTTCACGCTTTGCTGCGTAGGAACCTTAGTCGCGCTGTCAGACGACATGTCGTCTTCATCAACCACAAAATCGAAGTCCGCAGTCGAAGTGTCGGTTGGCTGGATAGCAGTGTCGGGTGCCGCACCGATAGCGTCTAGGAAAGCGGCTTCGTCGGCTGCGTCCGAAACCGACCTGACATAGCTGGAAACGGTGTATGTCGATGCGGTTCCGTCGCCATCCAGGTAGTACGGAACCTGATCGGCGGAAACCGTCAGATCCGCAATCCCAGCGAGGTTTTCCCCGATGATGACATCCTGGATGTTATCGACAAGGTTCTGGAACGAAATCGAGGAATAGCTGTCTAGCGACTGGTCCCAGCCCCAGAAGAACGTCGTCGTCGGGTTGGATACCGAAGGAACCTGAATCAGAGACCCAAAATCCGGACGCAAGACGAGATCGAGATTGTCCTGAACGATTTCGAGGCCGTTCGTTGCGGTAATGCGGGCCGGAAAGCGCGGAAGGACGCGCATGCGGAGGGCAGTGCGATTGCTCATCTGACAATCCCGTCAATGATGGGGAGAAGTGCGATCAATTCCTGATCGGTGATATCGTCTCGGGTAACCGTGATCCCGATTTCGTATGTGCCCGCGCAAAGCCGGCAGAGATCGGAAGGTGTGAAATGCCACTGGATCACCCCATCACCGAGAATAGTGATATGATCGTCGCCCGTTTCTGCTGAAAGGATGGGGGAGTAGCACCCCCTCTCCCGCACCACGATTTTGATGGTTGCGCCGTCGAGATCGGTGATAACCTCGCCCGTGTCGTCGTTGATTAGCTCGATGGTTCCGAACCAGTCGGCGCGGTTTGAAATAGTCTCAAGAGTGCCCTGGAACATGGTCAGAGCCTCATGTAGACGCTGATAGCCTTGGACGGCTGGACGATGTTGTGAGCCTCGCCGCCACCAGCGCTGTTGATGGTGATCCCGGTCGTTGCCTCGTCAGTGTCAGGCGTGGCGAATGTGTCGATGGAGAAAAGGCTTGACGTTCCCGTGTTGCCTCTGTCCGCGTCGTTCACCCTTGTCGGGACAGTATAGCTGAAGCCGTGATCATGGCCTGGATCTGTGACGCCGTGCGTATGGGCAGGCATCTGCGCCGTGGTCAGGGTATGGGTACGGGCGCCTCCGATCCATCCCAGGTCATCCGCATCGGGCATGACGCCCGCAGCCGTGTTGCCCATGGTATCGAGGCCGATCAGAGCGCGACCGCGATAGTCAGGTAGTATCAACGGCTTGTTTGCGCTGAAATCCGCCGCCGCAGACGCGCCACGTCCCCCGGTGATGACAATGGCAGAATCGAGGTTCCATAGGTATTCGAACAGCGCTTGCGTGTCGCTGTTGGCCCTCTCCGAAGCTCCAGACGTGGCCGAGCCGATAGAGCGACCATTCAATCGAACAAAGCCGGGGCGCACTTCCGAACCGTATCGAAGCAGCATGTCGCCGGTTTCATAGATGGCATCAGGATCAACGGGCGTTTCCGAACCGCCGCCACCCTCGTTCGGCCCAATGATCGGAATGGAATCGTCCGAATAAAGCAGGACACCAGAGGAATTGGTCACGCGGACGTTGTAAAACCCGTCCGTCTCGTCCAGAAACACGGCCGGGAAAAAGCCATACCCATCGGAAACGACCGGGTTCGGGTGAGCCGAGGCAAGGCCGTTGTCGCGATAGACGGTAATTGGTGTGGTTGTCCCGCCCAACGTGAAATAGGCCCTAGCGTTGACCATGGGCTTTCCGTTAAGATCGTGGGGCTGGGATCGAGAGTTAGGCCAGTAACCTGCCATGTAATGCCCTCATAGAAAGGTTTTGCTTGAAGACGATCGACCACGACCCGAACGAACCTCCCCGCCCGATGAAGGGAGAGGAGATCGCCGTAACGGTCATCACTGTCGTTGTTCTTTGCGGGATTGCCCTGTGCCTGAAGTGGCTAAAGAGCGAGTTTGGATTAGGCGTCGGCCTGGCTGGCTGCGGCGCCGTGATAATTCTCAGTTTTGCAGTAGCCGGCGTCCTGGCTGCGCGGTCAGGGCCACCCCGCGCGTGACCGCATTGGTCACCGCCTGCGCCTGACGATCCGAAACGGGGATTTGCTGGGCTGCCCTCTGCATTGCTTGCAGGAACGTCCCTCCCCCCTGATTTACAGGCTGCGTCAACAGATTTGCCAGCTCACCGGCAATCGCATCTTCGCGAGCCAATTGCGCCTCTGGACCAGTCCCCATGAGATTTTGGAAGAAGCTTTGAGCGCTCTTTAGCGGCGCGCCGCTTGCGGCCTCTTCAATGAACCCTGGCGCGGCCTGTTGGCGGATTGCCCGGTCACCAGCTTGCCGACCGTAGGTTCTGGAATTGGAGGCAACACCGGCCCTGATTTCGAATGACCGGGCGGCTTGGTCGATCTGTCGGATGAAGGCGTCGGCTTCGTTCTGCGGCAGGATTGCCCGGATCTTGTGCCTGGCAGCATCGCTGGAGAACTCTTTCAAAGCCGTCAGGCCTTGGCGCGCATCCACGTTTGGATCTGTCGCCGTCCGCTTGATATTTGCCAGCGTCTCGCCAATCTGCGACCGCAAGCCGCTGCGAAGATCTTGTAACTCAATCTGAGAAAGACCCCCGACGAAATCGTCCACTTCATCCCGAGGCACATTCCGATTTAGGAAGGTGCGGCCAAACTCTCGGGCCTCCCTTCTCCCAATGGCATCAGAAGCGGTATCGAGAGCAACGCCATATTCCGGAACAAGGCTGCGCAGCGTGTTGCGCATCTGGGATGCCAGGTTCATATAGGCGCGGCCTTCATCGGTGTTGCCACCCATCGCACCCTTTCCATCGCCCCTCTGGCCGGTTTGGCGAAGAGCGCGGGTGATGTAGTCGATCTGTCGAACGTCGGGCATCTGTTCGAACGTCACGGTTCCGTCGTCGGCAATCCGCGCAAGGATCTGCTGGCTTTCCTCGCCGTTGATCCTCATCAGGTCATTAGCCTTCTGGATTGCTCCAGCGGGGACACGGTTGCGGATCATTCTTTCCAAAGCTTGGCCGCGCGGATCGGCATAGTTGATCGGCTGTGCATAAGCGCCCCTGACCGGATCATGATAGGCGGCATGGGTGACAGGGCCGGTTTGCTGGCGGAGTTGCGCGATCGGCGCCGCGATCCCGGCATCAGGGCCAAGCGCATTATCCATGGCGGCGGTGATATCGTCTGCGGCGCCAGCAGCGCGGGCGTTGATGCGTTGCCGCGCCGTCCCTGCCTGCGGGCCTCCCCTCGCTATGACGGTATCGAGCAGGCCAAGCGTTGAGTCGCCTGCATCGGCCAGCATGGCACGAGGACCAGCCGCCGCGATATTGGCGTTTGTCCCTCCGGATGCGTTGTCGGCAGCCAGGACGCGCGCAACGTTGTCGATCGAGCCGCGATTGGTCCCGGCGATGCGCGCGGCCTCATTCTGCGCCCGTCCGTTCATGACGTTTCGGACAACGCGGCCAGCTACGTCACCAACAGCAGGCCCAGCAACCCCAAGAGCGCCCCCGATGCCCGCGCCCCACATGGCACCCTCTGCGCCATCCCTGACGCCGCCGTCAGCAGCCCCAAGAGCAGCACCCGACGCACCAGACGCCAACATTCTGGCCGGGAGACTTGCGCCACTGACGCCAAAGGCAGCCGGAGCCGCAGCGACAAGCGGAGCAGTCCCGGCGACACTGCCGGCTATACTTCCGGCGGTCGAAACGATCGGGTTCTGCTCTTGTGCCGTTTGTGTGATATCCTGGCCTTGCTTCAGGTTCGTGGCGTAATCCTCACCATCGATCAGTGAGGCAATGCCGGCAGCGGCCCGTTGAGCCCCGCCCAGGATAGCAGGACCGACAACCGGGAACCCCTCAAGGAAGCTGGATAGGCCTGCTCCGACTTCGCCGCCCGCTCCCGACAAACGTTCTTCCTCAAGAAGACGCTGCCCTTCTTCGAATGACAGGTGGCGACCGCCTTGTGGCTGGTTGACCGGCACACCTTTGAAGCGAGGACTAGCCGAAGTCGATTCAGCAGGAATTCCGTTAAAACGTGGCATCAGGGCTTCCTGTAGGTCTGGCCGTCGTCGGGATCGATATACAGTTCACCCGATTTCAAAGCGTCAAAGTCTGCCTGCGTCTGAGGGCGAGCCGTTCCGCCCTTGCTGTTCTGCAGCATAGAGCGCGAACGCTCATCGAGGAGCGGTTGCTTGTCGATCGCAGAAATCCGCTTGTCGGCTTCTTCCGGCGTGATCTCGCCCCTGAGAGCGGCTTGTGCGATAGCCCCACGCTCGGCATTGAGTTGCGCCTTGCGTTCGAAGACGTTCAAGATCATCTGGTTTGCCGCCGGATCGCTGCGGAGCCTTGGAAGACTTGACATGAGGATATCCATATCCCTGTCCGACATCGCACCAGATCCAGGAACCCGAAGCGTCGGCGCGATTTGGTTGACTTGCGCCATGAACGCATCGCCCGCCGTCGAAAAACCGGGGAACATCTCGGCCAAACGACCGGAGACAGGGCCTTGAGGAGCCTGCGTCAGCAACTCCCGAAGGACAGGCATCGATTGGGCTACAGCACCGGAGGCCGTGCCCGCATCAGCCAGGTTCCCGAACCGTTCAACATTCCGAGCTGCGGCCTTCTTGGAGAACTCGTTCTGGTCCTGATTGTTGACGGTGACATTCGTTCCAGGTGTCTTCACCTTCTCCCAATCGGCGTAAGTGCCTTGGAAGCCGTTTTCCTTGGCGAGCTGATATTCGCGGTAGCTTGTCGGCGCTTCCTGCGGCTTGGCAAACTGCCCTACCCGCTCGATTGCTCCGGTCTGCTGGTTTGCCCGCGCCAGAGTTCCATCGGGAAGCGTGACGAACTGCCATGGCTCGCTCGACTGCTGCCGGCCGGCATTGGCTGCCCATAGCTTCATTCCCATCTCCCGGAGGTTGGGATCGCGAAGCATGAACTGGATCAACGAAGGATCGACGCCGCCGCGCTGAACTGGCGTGATGCCCTGGGCGAGCATCGTGGGAGCGTTTGCCGCTGGTGACGATGCGGGAGGTGCTGCCGAGAAGGCCGAGGCAGGAGCGTTTCCGACAGTCAGAGCCGATACCATCGCACCCTCCCCCTGAGCAACCGGGCCAGATGCAAACCGGCCGGCGTCGAAGCCGCGCGAGTTTGGCGTGGACACGACCGGATCGACATAACCGGAAGGAGGAGCAACAGCATCAATCGCAGCCGCGGCATTGTTCTTGCCGAATTCCTGCGCATAGTAGTTCTGCGCCAAAGCCCGGCGACGTGCAGCTTCCCCGCCCTGCTGGTCGTATCCAGCAAAGCGCCAGGCATTCGCCATGATGTCGGCAGCTTCCTGCGGGGAGCCTGCCTTATTCAATTGCTCGATAAGCTGCGGGTTTTCCTGGAGGAAGAATTCGGCCTGCGTCTGCGGAGAGCCGTTGCCCTGTTCGCCCTTGCTCTTGGCGTAGTTCTGGAGACTCGCCAGACGAGGGCCGCGCCACGACATAACGCCGCCGGCCATGCCAGGTTGACCGGATTGGCTCGGATCGGACCAAGTGCGATCGGCGTTGCCGGCAGACCATCCGCTTTCGGCCCGGCCCGTCGCGGCGATAGCAGCGAGTCCATAGGGATTCGTCACGCGCCCGCGAACAGTCGAGATGAACGGTTCATACGTGCTGCCCTGCGGTGCGCCACGGTCAACAGGCGTAACCGGCGCAGAGCCATACGAGGAAGCCGTGGAGGTGATCGGAGCGGGAGACGTTGGCGCGGAAGGAGCCGTAACCGGGGCGCCGATGCGGTCTGCCAGGGAGCTGAACGATTTGTTTTCGCTGATCCGCTGCCGTGCGCCCTCGATGCTGTCGAAGACACCGGAAAGCCAGCTATGATCCGTCTTCGGGATGGATACGCCGGGAACGAGAAGGCTCGAAATCGCCATTAGAACAGGCCTCCCGAAGCGAGTTTGAACGCGCCGCCGATGAGATTGCCACCAAGGCCAGCAAGACCAGCCGCCCCGGCTTCATGGCCCTGTGCGTTCTGGTTGTTTTGAGCAAGAAGGCCCTGCACAACGCCTGTTTCCAGCCCAAGACGACGATCGACCGAGTTCTGGAACAGGTTCCCGATATTGGTGTATCCGCCCGCCTGACCGCTTGCCGCCTGAAGGCCTTGCGCCGACTGCCCCTGAAGACGATTGAGCCAGGAGCCATATTCCTGATTGGCTAGCCCTTGCCCGTACTGCGCGAGAGCGGTTAGCGTGTTTCCGCTGTTCAGCATCCCGCCTGCGGAAGCGCCACGGAGAGCCGCCTGCGTCCCTTGGTCGAGAGCGAATTGATATCCCGGCCCCGCCTGGAAAGCGCCCGTCGCCGCCGTATTCCCTTTCGCACCATTCAATCCGAGAGCATTGGAATACATGGTGTTCGCTGCCTGACCTGTCTTGGCATAGGGCGAAAACACGTCGATGGAATGATTGTAGGCGTCCTGAGCCTGGGCCTGACCCTCGTTGATCGCGGTATGCCCGACCTGTTTGAGGGTGTTGAGCATATCCCGGTTTTCTCGGGCGGCGCGGGAGGTTGCCTTGCCAGCATCAAGGCCAAGAAGGCCGGAAAGAAATCCCATTATGGCGTCTCCAGATCGGTTACGCGGGCGTCAAGGGCCGCAAGTTCAGCATCGATACCGTCAAGCCTTGTGGCGTCCTCGCGGGCATGATCGTAGATGCGCTTGAAGAAGACGTACCAGGTCGCATCCATCAGCCCCGTGCGAAGGTTGATGACCGGCACTTGAGGGTTTGGGATAGGTGTGATTTCACCAAGTTCTGAGGGCATTAGCGGGAAACTCCTGCGCCATCGGCGGTTCCTGCCAGGATCGAGGCGTAAACCGGATCAGAGATTGCAATCTTCACGACGCGGCCATAGCGGCTCGCCATGCCGGCCCGATTGACGGAAACCGGCGTTCTGTTCTTCGCCAGACGCCCCAATTGCCGGGAAAGAGGATTCCCGAACGTCACGCCTCCGTCATCCGACCATGAGATGAGGCAAACCGGGTCTGTCTCGATCGGTTCTTCTCCCGACACGAGGCCCTGACCAACGATGATGTCGAAATCCATTCGCGAAATAATGGTGCGGTTCGGAAACCCGCTGGACGGCAGGGACCAGCATTCCATCACCAGAGGCTCAGTTCCTTCCCGCTGATAGTCTGCATCCAGCATCCAGACCGCATCGCTCTCGCGGTCCAGCATGACCCAACCGCCGAACGCCTGGCACGAGGCAATGCCGCGCCAGTTCGACCAGTTGTAGGACTTGCGCTCATGCCAAAGGCCGGTTCCTACCTCATAGGTCCAAGAGAATGTCGGGCCGGTGACAGTGGCCCACATATGACCTGAGGAAACGCCAACAGTCACGTCGATCAGCGTCTTGTCCGAAACTCCTTCGATAAGCGCTTCAAGATCCTGGTTGGAAATCCGTGTCGGTGAATACCCCCCGTCGAGGCGGTAAACCGCGTTGTCATCCCCCACGAAAACAATGGTGGAAAAGCCCTGCTCGAAACCCGCTATCGCGTAGGTTGATGCAAGACCCTTCTCAATGATGGCCGTGAATGAATAGGGCGAACCCGTCGCGTTGCCGGTATTGCTCCAGACTTCCATCCCGGAAGGACCGCAAAGAAGCAATTGCCCCGCATATGGAACGGCATTCAGTAGACCATCCGGTTTTTTCGTTACGGCGCCGAAATCAAGGGCCGAGACGGTCGTATCGTTGATCCCAGAGAAGAAAAATTCCCCATGACGGATCGGGAAAATGAAATATCCGTCAAGGAATGTCACTGATACCGGCTGCGGAAGATCCCCGTCCCCCAATGACGCAGGAGGCGCGCTGTCCGTGATGACATAGACATCGTTTTCCGTGACGCAGAGGATGTCCGGAACCGGAGCCTTGTTATTCCTCGCGAATGTCACCCGATCGTCGCCGGGAAGCGAGCCCAGATCGGTTACGACGTAGTTTCCGCCGCTGATCGTTACCTTTGTAAGCCGGTCAGTCTGCGCGATGTACAAAACGCCGTTGTGATAGTGCGCGCCGCGTCCCACGTCTCGGGTGGTGACCGCAATTTGCCGCAAGCCGGGAGCGCGACGGCGGGCAAACGTTGATCGAGCGCCATCATCCAGCTTGGAGGCATAGCAATTGATGAGCCTTCCTGCGCCTTCACCGGGGCGAATGCCGGGAGACGTGGAATTTGGGAAGAGAATGTCTGCCATGTCAGAAGTAATCGACCTGGAGGGCTTGGCCGACGTAGGAATTGGCCTTCATCGCGTGAAGCGTCCGTTCCGCTGTCGCAACGGAATCCGGATTTCGAGGCTGGCCGAAGGCGGGAGCAACGGTGTTTGCCAGGATGATCGCGAGAGGATCGATGAACTTGTCGTCAATCTCGTCATAGTCGGAGAGATAGATGATCTCTCGATCGTTCAGCTCGTCCAGCTTCCCGTCGAGAATGGCGTCAACTTCGGCAACGTCTTCCGGTTCGGGAGTTTGGCCGGCGGCAATGGCGTTCAGTAGCTTCAAGGTCGAAGCGATGAGATCTGCACGTGTTTTCATTGCCGCCTGCCGATTTTACGGGTTGATGAACTTGGCCCGGTCTTCCGGGCTGAGCTTGTTGAATTTGTCCGCTTCTTCCTTGGAGAGGCCTTCGCGGATTTCATCTGCACCCTGCATGATGGAGAACGTACCCCGACCCCGATGGACCGCCTGCAGTTCGCTGGTGGTATTCGGCTGGGGCGTTGTCGGGTCAGAGGCCGGCGCGGGAGCTTGTTCCTCTGCCTTCTTGGCCTCTGCCTTGGTTTCGCTCACCTCGAAGAACCGATTGCCTCGGAACTTCCTGAGATGGGCGGCATCGGTGACTTCAACGGCCTTTCCGCCCTTGAAATCGTAGCCGAACTGAGTGGTATCTTTCGACTCCCCATCAGCCGGCTTGTAGGTGACCTTTGCCATTGGTCCTTCCTCCTTAGTTGCGGGTGAAGTACGCGATGACGATCTGACCGACACCCGTGGTTGCCGCCGTGCCCGATAGGGCAACAGTCGCGGTGATTTCGGTATCGACCGCGACATATTCGCTGACAGCCTCATCAAGCGGGATGAGGCCCGCTGTGCCGAGTGCGATGTCAGTGCCGAACAGGTCGTCGTCCGCAGACGTGCCGATGTCGAGAACGTTGTCCGTGCCGGCATTGAAGACGGTCGAGACGTTGACGCCCGAGATCGCCTTAGCAATGACGGCATGAGCCGGGAGAGTACCGACCTTCAGGACTTTGCCATTGTCGGCAAAGGTGAAGTCGTAGCGAAGGTATTGGATACCCTGATAGAGGTCATTCCGCGCGGGAATGGTACGAGCGAGAGGCATGGTTTTGCCCTTTCCTGATTGGTGAATGAGAAAAGGGGCGAGTTTCCCCGCCCCATGCCGTTAGGCGTTGGCTGCAGCCGAGACGAACACGGTAAAGACGCCCCATTGCTTCAGGGCGGTGCCGGACTGCGGCTTCTTGAACATCTTGGAGACGCCGTAAGCCATTTCCGTACCGACGCCCGTGATGAAGCCGTAATCGTCCTCTTTGCGGAACGTGGGCTTCGCCATCTGGCCCCAGGCAACAACAGCAGCCTGCTGACCGCAGAGGAACGCCGGCTCGACACGGCTGGACGTATTGCCGGCCGTGAGAAGCGTGGTCCATACGCTGGTGACGTATTTGGAGATTTCCGGCACCTTGCGGATGATGACGCCATCCCAGATCAGATCGCCGTCCTGGAACAGCGGGTTCTTGTCCATGCCGTTGCCTTCACGGGCGCGAGCGTCCCGGTTGGCTGCGACTATGGTCGGATCTGCCTTCAGGTCACGGAAAGCATTCGAGCCGACGAACATGACGAAATACTCGTAACCGTCGCGGGTCTTGAATGGCTTGATGGCCGGATCGGCAAGCTCTGCCTGGGACTTTGCCAGAGAGACGACGGCAGCGGAAAGCTTGTCGTTCGTGGTGTCGATGTTGGCCAGAGCCGTTGCATGGGTGGCGTTGTAGTTCGAGACAGCCGAACCATAGAGGACGCGATCGGAATTGTCCGCGTTCCAGGTGTTTTTCTGCGTGGCTGTCGCGTCTTCATAGCGAATTCCGTTGACGGTATCGCTTTCGCCCATGTTCGCCGGAGCGGCTTCGCTCGGGAGAGCCATGAAGGCCTCAACGATGTCGTCGCGCTGGCGCTCAAGGCCCCAATCGGTGAGGAGCGGCTTGGCTTCCCCGAAGATGTCGGCGGAATCCTTGTGCTGGTCGCTCTTCTTGGTGACGACGGCGTGACGGGCCCAATCGAGCCAGACGCGCATGCCGTAGTTGTCGATCTTCTCTTCGTTGCCGACGAGAGTACCGGTTCCCGTGCCACGGCCCTTGAGCTTGGTGACGAGCGGGATGTTCATCTGGTCGCCGCCCTGCTTCAGCTCCTGCCGAATGCGGATGATGGCGTTAAGGTCCTGCCCCATGTAGGGAGAGAACATGTTGCCGCGAACGTATTCGCGGTTGATTTCCTTGGTATAGCGGACAAGCTTGTTGTTGTCCTGGACCGTGGTCAAGGCCATGAGGGTTTTCCTTTTGAGACGGGCGGCGCCGTGTCAGGTCACCGCGATGTGGCGAAGTTGAATAGCGCCCCGTCGCTCATGTCCGTGTCGGCAGGTTGGTTACCGCCGGCAGGGAGACGATTAAGCGATGGAGGCAGGTTCGTTGCAGGCTGCGATCGGCTGGTGTTTGCTGCGGCGCCTGTGCGGATGCGCTCAAGGATCTTCGCCTGTTCGGCGGGATCATTAAGACGGCGCTCGATTTCTTGCTGGAGCCATGCGTCAGGATCATTGCCAATGCGGCTCATGACCTGGTTCTGTTGATGCCACTTGACCAGATTGTCGAAGGGGTTCCCGCCGGCCATCAACTGGCGATGGAGAGCGGCCTTCTCTTCCGGAGTGGATGCCTCGGCTGCCTTCTTGGCGGCTTCGACCTTCTCCGCGCCGTGGCGGCTGGATGCCTGGATTTCCCACAACATTTCGCGGGTTTCCTGCATTTCCCTTTGCACTGGCGTAAGCTGGCTTTGCAGGTAAGCGTCCGGATCATCCCAGAGAGACGCCGGCTTCTGCTCCTGCTGTGGCTGTGGGGCGGCTGGCTGCTGACGAGCCATGACCATTCCGCGTAGTTCCGCGAGTTCGCGACGGAGAGCTTCGGCCTCTGCCTGGGCTGCCTGGCGCTTTTCCCGCTCCTCTTGCACTGCCTTTACCGGAACGCCGCCGTTGGGCTTTGTTTCTGGGTGGGGCTGCTGCGGTTCTTCGGTAGCTTCGCCGGTCGCCTCGATTTCCGCTACCACATGGGTGTTGGCAGGCGGGGAGGATGTGGAAAAGCGTCCCGCTTCGTCGCGAGGCTGTTGTGTTGGCTCCTGAGTGGTGGTTTCCGGCATGGCTTCGCCAGCACCGGACATGATTTCGTCCAGTTCGTTCACAGTCGTCTCCAATACGTAGGAAGATTCACGAATCGCCCGTGGCCCGGCGGCGGCTTGTCGCCCGTCTCAGTCGGCGGCACTTTTGCTGATTGACGGTTCAGCTCACCGTGTTTCGCCCTTCAAGGAAGGCGGCTCCTATCTCTCAGCGCGGCCATGCGTTCCTCGCGGCTGCGCTCCTGTTCGATCTGCTGATTTGCCATCTCGATCGGCTTCAACTGCGTCTCGACGGTGATCTTGGCCGTTTCAGCCACGGTCTTGTCCGTTGAGGCGTTCTTGTTGCGGATCTCGGCGAGAGCCTTGGCGATTTCGATCTCGCTTGGGCCTGTCTCGCCGTTCATTCCTGCCGTGCCAGCGTCGGCCATGGCTTTTTGCGCCATTGCTTCATTGCGAAGCGCCTCGCTGTTGACCTTGCGAAGCTCGGCCTCGGCGCCGGCCACCTGAAGCGGGTTCGGTGGAGCGTTCTGGGCCTGCTCGATCATGTCCAGAACCTTCTTCTTCACGGAACCCGTGAGCGGAGAAAGCTCGATCAGCACTTGCGGAGGAACCTGCTGGCCCTTCTGAGCCATGATGGATAGCGTGTCGTAAGCGTCCTGCTGCAGATTGATCGTGTCTGGGCCTTCATCGATGATGATGTCCACATCGAGCGAGCCGAGTGCGTTCATGATCGTCGGCTGGCCATTCGGGCCTACCGTCAACTGGTTGACCGCGAAGAACTGCGCAATCTGATTATCGTCAGTGACGCGAATCCACCGCTCCGCCGTCCAATGGCGCTGAATGGCAGACCAGAGCGAGCGATAAACACGGAGTTTCCAGCCCTTGAAAGCCAGGAGATACGGACCAAGCTCGGCAATGCCTGCCTGCTGCTGGATCTGCATGGCGCGACCAGAGAGCTTGTCCACGCCCTGCCCGATCAGAGCCGGGTTGAAGCCGTAGTTCTCGATCTCGTTCTTGGCGTCTTCAAGGAAAGCAAGCTGGCCTTGGAGTTCGGCATTCTTGGCCGAGTCATCGAACTGAGGCTGTTCGTTGATGTATTCGATCACGCCGTCAGGTCGAGCGGCTTCCTTGCGGATCTTCTCGATATCGTCGCCGGAACCCTTATGGATGATGAGCCGGCGCGAGTTGAGCTGGTGCAGGCCCTTCGAACGGCGCTGGTTGATCTCGTCCTGAGACGACCGCATGTTGCGTACGAAACCGTACCGATCGCCCTCATGGTCGATGTTGGCGGAATACATGATGAACTTGCATTCCGTGCGGCCTTTCTCATCGATGAAGGGGGAAACACCCTCGGCAAGAACCGTGGCGCCGGTATAGACGCAATATCTCCACTCGCCGCCCTTGATGTACCAATGGTCAATGACGCGGATGCGATTGCCGTTCTCTCCGGTCGAATACCATTTGTTGTCCGTATCCGGATTGCTGGTCAGTTCCGAACCGGACTGCAGAGACGCGCGAATATCGGCCTCTTTATCCGGGAATTGCTCAATCACCGAATCCAGATCGGCCCATTTGCCAATGCCCATGTAACGAGCATCGGAGAAATCCCATTTCAGCGAGCGAGGATCATAGAAGAAGGATGACGGATCGACCGTCTCCATTCCGATCTCAACGTCTCCCCGATCCCCCTGCTCAAGAAGCAGTTCAATCCCGCCAATCCCATCAACAGCACCATTCAAGCCGCAGATCGGAGATTTCGTGGACCATTCCTGTTCGTCGCACACATAGCGCAGGACAGCCGTTGCAATCTCGGCTCCCTCTTCATGCTGCGGAGTGCGGGGAAAGCCACGAGGGTCTTGTCTCTGACGTTCCAGAAGCCCGACAACCGCGTTGATCTTGCGGCCGATGCGGTTATAGGTGACGACAGGCTGCCGGCGCTGGTTGAACGCCTTGATCTGCTTGTCCGTCCACTGCGCGCCATGGTAATAGCGGCGGGCGTTTTGCTGCTCCTTGATTTCCTCGTTCTTCGTCTCAAGATACGCGAGATAGCCCTTCTTGAGCGCGAGATGGTCCACCGTCTCAATTGCCTCGGTCGGGCCTTGCGCTGGCCCGCTGCCCTGAACGTATCCGGTGAAGTTGGTTGCAAGCATCAGTAGCTCATCCAATCATTGGCCTCGGCCGGTTCACGGTTCTGGCGGTAATCGTTTGGCAATCCAGTTTTCGGAACTTCCCGAACCGGGACATATGGCCTGGACATGCAGGCATAGCGGGCTTCGTCTGCGATATGGTCTTCCGCCTCTGTATCGAGGTCTTCCGGACGATCGGCGTCATGCTGGAGAGCCGGAACCGTGCGAATGAAGTCAACGCAGGTCGAGAACACGAAAAGGGCCGGCCTTTCGCCATCGCCCTTCATCCTCGCCCGCATCTGGTCCCAACCACCCATCGCGCCATGCTGGGCAACGCGCTTGTTGTCAGCCCTGCGGAATATGACCTTGTAACCAGTCGCCGCGCTCAATCGCTCGTGAATGGATGGACCGCCATCCTCAGCGAACGCAGCCGGGTCGAGAACGCCGTAAGACACGTTGTCTCGGCTTTCACGCTCCAGAATGCCCTTGCCGACCTCTTCGGCAGTCATCTTTAGGCCGACGTTCGGTTCTCCTGGCTTGCAGCCGTACCATTCGCGATACCGGATTAGAGATCCCCTCGGGATGGTCCCGCCCTCTATCGGGTGATCATCTGAAGCAATCGCCCACCAGCCAACAGAGAAAGGCTTTGCAGAGCCCCAGTCCATTGAACGGAAGCGAACCCACTCCTCCGGGATCGTAAACGGCCTGACGACGTGCCGCAGACTATCCCAGCAATCGAAGAACGCGCCCTCTACTGCGTTCCAGTCCCCGGCCAGCCATGCCTTGACAAGCTGATCAGAGCCGACGAGGTAAAGGTTGTTGATGTACTCAGGGTCATTCCGCATCAGAAGCTTGTTGTCCTGAATGCGCGACGGAATGAAAACGTAACGATGCACCTTCCCGTTCGGCAGCTTCCTTTCGAGGAGCTTCATGCCTTGCGGAGCGGGATCAATGTATCTCTGCTTGATCCAATGCTGACCAGCGCCGCCAGGGTTGCCAGTCAAGATCAGTTGCGTTGGAACGCCTTTCGCGGAACGTAGGATACCGAACAGGCGATCGATCGGCTTTGGATCGGGATAAATGCCGGCCTCTTCAATGCAAGCGTCCGAAACGTTTTGCCCTTGGTATTTGTCTGCGTCCTGGACTCGCTCAAGAGGGCGAAACCTTAACCTTCCTCCGCCGGGGAAAAACCATGTCTTCTTCTGGTCATTCCAACTGGCGCCGATCTTACCGTATATTTCCTTGCTGCGCTCGATCGCGTCATCAAGCATCGGAAGCTCTCTCCGGCAGAAGAGGGCATTGAACCCGTCGCCATATCGAGCCGCCTTGATGGCGTACTTGCCAAGAACCCCGTCAGTCTTTCCGCCGCCGCGAGCGCCACCGAAGAAGATTTCTCTGAATGGGCAATCGACAAGAGCTTTCTGCGGGCCTCCCTGTGGAGCCCATGCAATCTCAGTGCGCTGTTTCGCTGCCGTGTTCTGCAAGCCACTCATCTTCGTTCAATGGCTCTCCGCTGATCGTGAAGTTCGTGTTCACGTTCTCGGAGCGATCCACGAACATGCCGATTTCCTTGCCGAGCAATTCGAGGGCCTTATTGCTGGCTGCCGGGTTGCTTTCCTGCGTGTTCTTCGCGTTCTCGATCAATCGAGCCAGAACCCATTCGCGAGTGACAACGACGCGCTCGGCAGCGATTTCCTGCAACTCAGCCAAACGCGCCTGAATGCGTTCATTTGCTTTCAGCCGAATGGCATTGCCTCTGTTCTCCGCATAGCCCGCAAGTTGATAGGCTTCATCTGCCGTGCACCCCTTTGCGAGGGCCTGGGCGAATGCTTCATGCTTGGGGTTGTCGAGGACGGCCATCACAGATCCTTGACGGTCAGCCCGTTGCAGTTGCCAGCGCCTCGGATGATTGCGCAGACGAGGGCATAGACATGGGGCTTGGTTGCCGCGAGATGCTCAAGCCAACCATGGCCCGAAGTGTGGAAGAAACCTTGCGAGTTCATTAACCTACAACGTCCTGTATGCCTGCCGGCGCTCGTCCCAAGTTACATGAGCGTGTGCGGGAGGCTCTTGATAGTAGAAGGTGTGATGATGACCAGGGTCGGACACCAAAGCGGCGGGATACGATTCACCCTCTCTTGGCACTTGGCCTTGCGGGATGACCGCAACAAAATGACCTGCTGGAGATTGCTCGGGCGCGATTGCTATCGGTGCTGCTGCTCCAATGCCAAGCAAGCTAAGGAAACCACGTCTGTTCGTTTTCATCAGATGACCTTGAGCAAAAGCAGCACAATCAGAATGATGACGATCACGCCGGCCAGACCAGACGGTCCCCATCCGTATCCGTGGTAGCCGAAGCCGGGATAGCCTGCGATGACGAGAACCAGCAAAATTATGAGAATGAGGTACATTTCAACCTCCAATTGCTGTTTTGCCGTGGAAAAGGACCACTAGCCATACAGCCTTGCAACCTATGTGAAGTGCTTGATCCACCGCGAACGAGGTTTTACCCCTAACCTTCGCCTCATCAATGACCGTATGAGCAGCCCACTCCGCCAGGCCAAGCCATATATTGCCCGTCACGAGAACTACGGCAGCACCTTGAATGCCGGCATGGGCGACGAGGTGATAGAAACGCAGCGGGCCGTTCTGCTTTGCGTCCGAGAGGAAGGGCCCTTGCAACGGGTAATCGCAAAGCCAGTGGGCACCGATAAGCATCAGGGCCATCATCAACATCGATTCCATGCAGGGCCTATCCTAAGAGCTTGAACTGGCCTAGCGGCCTCTGGGTCTTTCGGGGGCACTCGGTGATAGGCGCTACTAGAGCCCCTTATTCGCTTGCCTGCATGAAAAGCGAAACCCGCCCTCGGTGATAATCCGAAGACGGGTCTGTGGTGCTATCTCTTTAGCCTATGAGGCTGGATGGCTTTGAAGAGAGACGCCGGGTCACAACTCCCTTTGCCTCTCTCCTGGTACGACCCCTAGGGGTTAGGCTTTGGAATGGAAGGTGTTAAGCGCAATATCTACCGATTGGTTACGGAGCGGAAACGCGGGTTACCTGGTACCCTGATGGCAGCTTCGTAAGCGAAGCGTTCACACCCGTCACCCGGGACCATTTACCATTCCAAACTCGAATTGGCTCCAAGGGCCTCGCCGGCAGCGTATCCTTGGCTTATGGCGCCCCTTTCGGGGATTGCTGCACCCGCGAAGGTCAGCAAGCTTGAAACTGTGGATTTTGGACAAACGTCCAAATCATGAAATTACGGTAATATGCCAATTACGATTTTGCAAGGCCCTTGTTTTTGATCAAAGCATTCAAACCCCTCTTTAGCCACAACATTTGTTGATCCGGCATTCCTCGGAGATTTTCGTAATCCATGACTGCCACGTTATGGATTGTAGTCTTCACCTGTGGGCCGTCCACGCAGTCAAGCAATATGGTCTGCAGCTCCATCATCTTGTTGGTCGCACGGCGGGCCCGGCTTGCGTGATCCTCGGAGACTTCCCCGTCATGGCCCTTGATGCTGAACAGCGATTGAGCCCTTGCGCTAGGGAAAGGAATGCCGACGAGGCGATGATAGCGAGCCATGACCTCTGCGTATTCGTCGCCGGCCTCAAGCTGTTCCTTGCTGATCTTTCCATCCAGGTAGATCCTGCCGAGCGTATAGCCGGCATGTTGGCTCTTGGCCGTCTCGTCATTGGCTGCGGTCATGTGATGGATGCGCTTCCTTGCTTCGATCGCCACGCTCATGTTTTCCTTTTCCGTCTCGAATGGCTTAATCTTGCCAGATGGGAAACGCTCTACATTCTCCTTTCGTGGCCTGCCGGCTCCTCGTGAAGCCCGCTTCATTCTCAGTTTCTGTGCCTTTGCCGCCGCCATGCCTGTTACCTCGTTAGCCTTCCTCGACCCAATGTGTCCCGGTGAAATGGACATTGGAGTATGCCGCTAGATGTTCAGCTGATCTCTTCAGATATGGCCCAGACCTACCTATAACTGTCTTGCCTTGGCATTCTTTGCTGGGGAATGAGTAGACAACGTAGTACCGGAGTCCTAAAACCCGGCAGATCCAACGCCACATCAGCTCTCTCCTTCTGTGTTGGCTTGGGAGAAGGGAGCGGTCTCCGCTTTCATCTTGAGAACGATCATTGTGCTGCAGTCGTCAGAGCCTTGCCTAACCCAGCCGCCCCGGCATTGGTAAAAGCTGCCCTTGAGGATTTCTAGCGCCCGGCTGCCGTCGTGCAACTTGCCGAGGATTGCCTTCTCTGTGTCGCTTTGAGGCGTTAGAACGATCTGCTCCAGCCCGTTTTCTATGTAGAGCGCGATGTTCATCTGGCCTCTCCAGCGAGTTCATTTGACCTTTTCATGCTCGCGCCTCGTGATGGTCGCAGTATGTTCTTGAAGCCTCTGCAGCGCAGAACAGATACGGGCCTCGATCCGTCAGAGGCCAATGGCATTCGCATTCCTCCAGCTCATGAAGGGGCTTGGCGTGCCTCATACGCTCGGCGTCGTACTCGGTCTTTACGGCAATGTAGCTAGGGTCTTTCGCTATGGTGGACTTGGCAACACCGAACAGGTTTGTGTTCCAGTTGCCATTCCCGCGCGTCTTTTTCCGCTTGACCGGAACGACGACGGGTTCCCTTTTTGGCCTTTGCCCTGTCGGCTGGCGTCTATGCGGGAAGAGTTCGCGGTTTGAGTTGGCTTGCCCGATGATAACATTCTTCGTTACCCGGAATTTTGCAGCTATGTCCTTGAGTTCGGCGCCAGCTTTCCACATGGAAGAGGCGCGTTCTATATCCGATGGCGACAATGCCCCTTGAGGACGCGGCCTCTTTGGGAAAATTCCTGGGTTTCGACGCAGGAAGGTGATGAGACTGTCCTTGGTGATTCCCAATTCAACGGCCATGTTCTCCTGCGAAACACCGTCGCGGTAAAGTTCCACCGCCTTCAGAGCGTCGATATGAGGATTGGTTATGATGATGGTGTTTGCTTCGGTGAATCCTTGAACGGCGTTCATATGCTGTAACCCATCTTTCTAAGCTTGCTCTTGGCGCCTTCGCTGCCCTTCATGGCAAGGCGTAGGAGATCCATCTTTTCCTTGCTGACCTTTGGGGCTTCGGGCTTCGCAGGCGGCGGCTCTATCCTTGGCCGGCGCTGTGCTGCCATCATGTTCGCCTCATCCCTGCAACGTTCTGCAAATTCTGCGCAGGAAGGGGCGAAACGGTTGTCGTCTCGCTTTACCTTGCCTTGCAGGTAGGCTCTGGCCGCATTCTCGATTGCCTCGATAGGCAGGCCATCAACAGCCATCCGGTAGGCGTGAAACTGTGCGCCTGGATCAATGGCGCTGGAGGTAGGGAATCCCGAAAGGAGAGCGGCTATCGTTGTTGCTTCTCTCGATGAAGTCTCTCGCGACATCGGTTATCGTCCTACGTTGATTGTTGTTGGCGACCGGCTGCGGCTCATCGCTCCAACGCTCCTGATTGAGCCAAGTGCTGGGATGCGGCCGGAACTCCATGGGGCGGCTTTCGAGATATTCGAGCTGCCTGGCGAGGCCGGTCATTATCTCGTCGGGAGGCGCAATCTTGATCGCCTTCTCATAAGCCTTGCGGGCCGCGCCTTTGCCGACACGACGGGGGAATGTACGCCAGAACGCTTCGAACTGTTCCAATTGCTCTTTTGTCATTTTGCACCTGCCATGATCTGATCTGCTATTGAATTGGCGGCAAACACCTCGTCTTTGAACGAGGACTCCTGCCACTGACGGGCGAGAAGAGCGCAGCGGCGGCGTTCGGCCAGAATTGCTCGTGCAATGGCCCCAACTTCCACGGACAGATCGTCCTGATCCAAGTTACGGAGCGCGACGTTGCCAGCGTTCAAAGCCGCCTCCAATACGTCGTTAGGGATTGCTGTCATGCTGCTTCTCCGCTAGAAACCATCACGGCCCAGTCGATCGCGTCTTGTGCGCTATGCAGCGTCACAACCTTGCCACCTCGCCAGCCGTCGTTAAAATCGCGCTGATTGTCGTTCAGGCTCTTGCCGTAGCCCTTCGTTCCTGACTTGCATTCGACAAGAAAATTCCGGCCCCTATGTCCAACAAGGAGGTCCACCGGCTGATTGAGCCTGTAGACGCTGAACCCGCACTGGATGAGTGCCGAGACGATCTCAGGCTCCGATGCATCTCGCTTCGCTGCTCGTCTCATCGGCCGGCCCTCGCCTGTCGCAGATCCTCGCGATACCTACGCTGCCAGTCACGCTGATAAAGGCGACGGCGCTCCCGTTTCTCGATCTCCGCTCTTTCTTCCTCGCGAAGTCGGTGAAGTTCGTTGTAGACATCGGCCTCTGTGACGTTGAAGCCGTGGGCCTTGAGTGCGGTCTTCAGCACCGATGTGTCAGCGCCAGCGCGGAACATTTCCAAAAGCGAGCGGTCGAGGTTCATTGCTGTTCCGCCTCTCTTGCCTTGGATGCGGCAACTGATTTCTCGTAGTCCGAGCGTATGTCCTTCAGCATGTCGAGCTTGCTGTGCTGGACTGCGTTGTCCATCGTGACCATGCGGGCCTGGAGGCCGGTGATCTCGTTGGTGAGAAAGGTGATCTTTTCCGGGACGTGCTGGGGCATTAGGAAACCTCCATGAATGCACCGATCACTTCCGCCGCGACTTGCGGGACGATGGCGTTTCCGTAGGCGCGCAGTCTTCCCACGCAGCCGGATAGCCCATGATCCACCCTGCGAATGATGGGTTGAGGCCAACGATCTCCACGCTCGATTGGAGCGTTGGAGATAGTCTGCAGATCCGCTTCGCCACGCCACTGCCATTGTCCATCTGAGCCAGGATTCGGCCGGCCGAACTGTCCTTCCACTCCCTCGCTGATACGGTCGGCAACAAACCATAGCCTGTCTCGCGCATGAGGCGCGCCGACACTGCAAGCTGGAAGAACGGCCGACGCCACGGCGTAACCTTCCTCTTCCAGGTCATGAGCGACGGCATCAAGCCAATGGTCTTTAATCGCGACCGGAACCTGTTCTCCAAAGACAACTGGAGGCGAGAGCTTTGCAATGAGGCCGAACCATGTAGGCCAAAGATGACGCTGGTCGGACGCGCTGTTTCTCTTGCCGGCCTTACTAAAGGGCTGGCAGGGGCAACTTCCTGTCCAAACAGGTCTACTATCGGTCCAGCCTGCGAGGCGAAGGGCGTAGCTCCAGCCGCCAATACCGGCGAAGAAATGGCATTGAGTATATCCCTTGAGGTCGTCTGGATGGACATCCACAATGCTCCGTTCGTCTACGTCACCAGGGGCGATCAAATTCGGCTTTGCGATTTCTGAGGTTGATCTGACATTCGGGGGTCCCCTCCTGCTTTCGTCTTCCGAGGTTGATACGGTCATTGTTCATTCCCTTGCTCCAACGGTAGTCCGCCCGATCCGAGTAGTGGATCAAAGCTCGGAGCGGATCGGGCGGACGGGCTGTCTGGGTGGAGATCGAGATATGCCCCGATCACTTCGGCCGCGACTTGCGGGACGATGGCATTTCCGTAGGCGCGGAGTTTTCCCATTCGGGCGGGAACCCCATGAGCCAGGAGACGAATGCCGGGTTCAAAGCGCCTGGCTTTTCCGTCTGCGCCTGGGAGCCATTCTGCTCCGATCCAAGCGCTGCCGCGCGAATTGCTACCAATCCCGCTGAATTGCCCGCTTCGTTGTTCCCATCCTTTGCTTTCGCCAGAGATGTCGGCGTTGGCCACATGGACATCTTCACGACCTGGCCGAGGTCCACCTGCAGCTTTTTGCCCTTGTGATACGGCGTGTTGCCCCGCCACTCGTCCGCACAAGCTATCGACCTTCCCCCGTTCGGAAGCGTTGGGGTGGGCCACAAACCAGAGGCGGTCCCGTCGATGGGGCGCGTCGACGGCACAAGCCGGGACAACGGCTGCCCCGCTGGTGTAGTCGATGCCTTCCAGGTCAGAATGCACTCCGTCGAGCCAATCCTTTCCAACCGCAGCCGCAACCTGTTCTCCCATGACGACATCGGGCCGTCGGGCACTGATGAGTGAGAAGAAGACTGGCCAGAGGTGTCTTTCGTCCGCTTGGCCTTCGCCTTTTCCGGCGGCTGAGAATGGCTGGCAGGGGCAGGAACCAGTCCAAAGAGGTCGATCGTCTGGCCAACCAGCCATTCGTGCGGCGAGGCTCCATCCGCCAATTCCCGCAAAGAAGTGGCACTGGCTGTAGCTCTTGAGGTCGTCTGGCTGGACATCCACGATGCTCCTTTCATCTACATCGCCTGGGGCGATGAGGTTTTTGCTTATGAGGTTGCGGAGCCACTGAGCGGCGTATGGGTCGATCTCGTTGTAGTAGGCGGTCATTCGTCCCGATCCTTCGTGATAAACTCAGCCCACGCGATCCTGATGGACGCCACTTTTCGCCAGTGCTTGGCTAGCCGTGACCGCATCGAACGCGGCAATCTTCTCGTCCAGAGAAGCCAGACGGGCACGGAGTCGTGCTGTTTCATTTTTTGCTTCCTCGATAAGCGCGGCTCGCAGGGCGTCCGCTTCTTCCATGTCAATGCGACGAGCCTCCCCGTCCCAGATCGCTCTGGCGCGGCGCTCAGTGAAACGCTTGGAAACCCTTGGTGAAATAAAGCGATATGCAGCGTAAACCGCAGCCTTGTATCCGCCATACAAGTCCTTCGGGAACGCTTCCCTAATCATCCCTTGTGCAAAAACTACGTCACTCATCTTCCTGTCCCTCTTGGAGTAACGCTCCAAATCATCGGGGTTCATGTCCAACACTTCGGCGTCCTTTCCTGTCATCTTCCAACTCGTGCAAAGGAGTTGCCGATGACCACCAGGAGCCATGATATTAACGGGACGCCCGGTTCTCTTGCCGGAGATCTGAGCGTCCCGCTGGCCCGCCGCTCTGGGCAAATAGCCGAGATAATTCCATTCCCCACCCCATTGCCGCCGCCTTGGTTGGGGGATGCGGGGGAGCCGATGGATCTGGACGATGATGTCTATCCGATCGGCTTCCTCGCGGTTAAACTCACTGCCTCATGGTCCCTGCCGAGGCTTCAGGTGTTGGTGCAGGTCCAGGATGGGGAGGAACACCCCGGACCTGCGTGATGGCTAGCGTTCCCCGCCCACCATCAACTCGAAATCATGCGGCCTTCTGGCCTTGCTCGTTGATCGAGCGGACGAAAGCATTAAGCTCGTAGCTCAAGGCGACCTCGTTTGCGGAGAACTCGTCGTCGTCTTTCTCCCGAAGCATGGAGGACTGACGAAGCCATCCAGCGACGAACAACAGAACAAACGGGCTGATGATGAGCGCGGCTAATCCGATACCCTGGAGGCCTATGAAGAATGCTTCAGTTGCGGTCATGCGCCTGCCCTTTCCCGAACCGGGTTCAACATGGATTTGAAGATGGAGATATCGGCCTTGCGCTGGACGACGGGGCGGAAGCACTCGGCAGGGAAACCTGGCTCCATTGTTGAACCCTTCCACCCGATCAGGCGGCGATTGCAGATCTCCTCCAAGAGGAGAGTCACGCCATCATCCCAGGCATTGATTTGCCTTATCGTGTAGACCTGTCCCAGAACCGGATAGGTTGCCTTGACCGCACTGCCTTCATTACGATCGATCAACCTCCTCGAAGGAGGCGCTGGGCGACCTTGCCGCCCCACCGCTACGACCTTCTGTCCGACATGAAACGTGATCATTGTTTCTCTGCCTCTGCTTGGGATTGCGCGAAATGTGGGCGATAGCCGATGATCCAGTCCGACCCCTCACGCGACCAATCCAACGTTCCGGCTGGCTCGTTTTCGAGGACGCGGCCCTTATTGGTGATGACGTCTACCGACATCTGTTCATCGACAGGCGCGAACTTTGTCCCTTTGTGATAGAGCCACTCGCTCATGCGGCATCCTCTGTCTGGTTGGGCTTGGGATGGGCGGAGAGGACGCGAAACCAGCAGATGTCCTCCGCATCGCCTTCGTGCCACCAGCGACAAAAAGCAGACAGGCCCTTTTCTTGACGACCACTTCTAAACTGCACCTCAACCTCCGTGCGTGGGTCGTGAGGCCTTGGTCCGCCTTTCCACTCGATCCACTCGCTCATCTGGTTGCCTCTATCTGGTTGGGTTTGGAGGGAGACGGCTTTGCAGGGAGGGGCAACCACCACGAAAACTTAGCGGTCCCGGTCCAGTCATTCACATGAAACCAGCCCGTAAAAGCCTCGTCCGATTCTTGGCTGTAGAAGGCTATGGAAGCCTCATCATTCAGCTCATCCCAGATCAAAATCCGAGTGCCGTCTGTAGGAGCGAACTTGACGTCTCTCCACTCAGTTCTCCATTCGCGCTCGGAAAGAAGGACGTAGCATATGTCGTTGATGAGCTTGTCTTTCCGTTCCTGCCCGAAATCCTTAGCTATTCCGAGGCCGAGAACAGCCCAATTCGCAGCGCCTACTATGTCAGATGGGTACTCGCTCATGACTGCGCCTCCTCCACCTGCCGGGGTTTGGAGGGATCAAGTAATCCGATGCTCGACCGAAAGCTTTCATGACCGCCTTATGCCCGTGACCATCATTGAATTCGTACGGAGACAGACCACCGCAGGCGCGACGAAGGCAGTTGATAACGCTGCCGTATTCGTCGGCCGGCGGGTTTTGGCGTTGGATAGCGCCGATCATGTCGAAGCGGCTTGCCTTGTCGTCCAGTGGGCTAACCTCGTTTCCGAACTTGTCGCGGGCTACCGCCTCTTGCGTCCACCGCTTCGGATTTCGGATGAGGTCTTGGGCTTTGAAGAGGATGGACGCCGCTGTCATGCAGCCCTCGCGTCAACAATCAGGATCACAACGAAAATGATCGACAGAGCGATAGCTAACGGTAGGCATTTCCTTTGATGGTGGGCTCGCCAAACGTAAAGGTTAATGAGAGCCCCGATCATGCATGCCATAGCGATAATAAACCCGAGCATACTCATGCCGCGCCCTCAATCTGCCTCGACACAGCAGAAGCCAGGGTTTCAAGGGTCACGCCTCGAATTTTCCTCTCTCTCGCTCTAGCGATCAGTACGATCCAATGCTCGGGAGGTATGGACCCGCGACGGCGCATTGCCTTCGCCGTCCCATATTGCACGCCCAGATCGTCGGCAAAGTCCGAGAGAGAGGGCCATTCATTGATGATGTCTGTGTGCGTCGTCATGATTGATATAAGGTACATAACATACCCTGAAAGTCAAGCGACATCGGTATTACTTGTACCCTATTTTTGGGTACGATTCGCAACATGTTGAAATTTAATGAACAACACGAGAAAGACGCCCGCGCAGAGCGACTAAAGCAGGCTCGAAAAGCCGCTGGCTTTACCAGTGGCGAGAAGGCTGCGAAGCGCTTCAATTGGAACGTCAACAGCTACAAGGCGCACGAGTCGGGGCGCAATGGATTTGGCATTTCGGATGCCAAGCGTTACGCTCATGCCTTCGGTGTATCTACTGCTTGGCTGCAGACTGGCGAAGGAGAGGAACCGAAACAACAACCGACCCGAGACGGTTTGGCGTCATCAAGCGCATCCATCGGAATGGTCCGGGTAACTGGTAAAGTAGCAGCGAATAGCTGGTTGAGCGTCGAGGATATGGACTTCAGTTACGAAGACATCGACTATGTTCCGAGTGTCGGTGGATACCCCACTGAATGGCAATTTGGCCTAGTTGTGGAGGGGAACTGCCTCAACAAGATCGCGCAAAATGGTGATCGGCTCGTATGCCTGAATACGATAGCGGCCGGCGTTGACCTTGAGCCTGGGGACCTAGCCATCATAGAGCGGAAACGGTTCAGCGGCCAGATGGTGATGCGGACGGCAAAGCGCGTTCGCCAAGCCGCCAATGGCTTTGAACTATGGCCGGAAAGCACGGACCCACTACACCAAGAACCGATAAAGCTTTACGACGTTCCGGAAGACGAGAATATAGAGGTGATAGGCAAGGTTCTGTGGATACTCAGGAAGCCTTGAATGATTGATATTACGGGAACGTTTTCTTTAATCCTAGCGGTGGCAATTCTTTTATCAAGTTGCCAGACGCAAGAAAAACAACGCCGCCCTGACCCCTCGACAATGACGCAATGCCAACGAGTGGCTGCACTTTTGTCGAACGAATGGGCGACACCTGCCCAGCAGATGGTGGCTATGGAGGTCGGAAGAAATGAAGGGTGCTTTGGAAAGCCTCAGCCTCAGCGCGTTCAGATTGATCAGACAGTAAGAGTGGCAAACTGAACTCAAGCCCTTTAGGATATGAAAATGGCTCTCATGGTAAAAAAGGCTCCTCGTTTCGTGGAAGTTCAAGGGAGCCACGCCAATACTGAAACAAAGTCAGTTGATATCCTCTTCCTGGCCGAGGATGACGAGAAATACGCTATCGAGCTGGACCCATCTATTTTAGGCGCGCTTGTTTCCGCCATATCGGGTGAAGCCAATGCCCTACGCTCCAAGCTTCCGGAACTCGCGAACTCTGGGGATCAGGCCCTACAAGTTCTGAATATGAGCGCTGCGATGGCTCCGAGCGGTGATCTTGCGTGGAAGATATCTCTAGAAGGCGGACTGGAGGTAAATCTAGCTTTTTCGTCCATCGAGTTTGATGAATTGTTCCAGCAGATGGAGGATGTTCGTCAACTTCTCCATGGAAACCGTCACTAACCTTCTTCATCTCTATCTTCCTAAGCTTCATGACCGATGGTGAGCCTAGAGCCCCGAACATAGGAGGGCTAAGCCCGGCGTCTTAAGCCAGGTTAGCCCCTATGCAGGAAGTGATCTTGACCGCCGGAGCCGCCCGTCACCCCTTCCGATTTGGTCGATATCCAGCGCCAAACCTTGACCGCACTTTTTCGTCTCCTCTGGTAAGGACACGGCAGACGCCCCTTCGGTCTTTCGGAGTGGGGCTTGTCTTTGTCTGCGCCCGATGGTAAACCACAACTGCTTTCAAAAGCAGATCAGTCTCCATCGTCTTCAACCGCTCGACTGATTTTCAAACCCTCGCCTCACCAGCGGGGGTTTTTCTTTTTCTACGCTCTGATTCGTACCCCGTCAACAAAAAGGTATTTTTCGTACCCAATACTGTTGACATCGCTAGGGTACATATCGTACCTTCATCCTCGTAGACAGCGAGACGAAGAAGCAACCGCCGATCTCTCGCCGCAGCCACCAAGCGGGATACCGCGCAACTGAGGATGGGATGAAATGGCTCGATATAGGAACCCCTGGCACAAGCCGCATGACGGCTCCTATGGCCCAGCCTTCTACGAAACAGACGTTCGGCCGACCGAATACAAGGGCTTCAAGATCTACCACGTCCATCACATGCGGTTCGATTGCGTGCTGGACGACTTGGATGGCCCGGTCTGCCAGATGCAGATGGCCGGCATCAATGGTGCTCACCGATACATCGATCGGTTCTGGGAAAAACAGAACGCAGCCTGAAACCACACCAACGCTTACGGCAGCCACCAAGCGACACACGAAGGCCTCCGCCATCTGGTCGCAGCAACCGAGGAGAAGACCGATGAACCCGAAGAATTTCCCAGAACGAAAAAGGCAGCGTCAGCTCGCAGCGTTGGAGCGACTTTCCCCGATGACGCGGGCCGGAGTGTCCAACTTCGCTCAGAATCAAATCCTGTCGGAACGAGTTTCGATCGACGCACGGTCTGTCCGCACCAAGAAGGACAGGTCATCTCAGGGCCGTTTCCGCAACGCCTGACCCGGCCCAATGGTCGCAGCAACAGAGAAGGATGATGGGGAAATGCGGAAAGTGATGCTTATCGGATCGTACGGGATTTCGGCGGCAATAGCGGCGACAATGTCAGCAGAGATGTCACTCGCGGCGAAGGTTATCGCTCCCGAGCCCGTCGCTGACTTCTCACAGCCAAAGCGCCGGAAGACAGGAGCCAAGTACCCTCACTGCTCCGAACGCCAGATCGCCCGATACAGGCGCCAGCTTGCCGCCGGTCAGATCAAGTTCATCAAGCACGGCCCGCGCTCCTAACCCTCTCCCCACCCCCTCGTAGGAGGCAGAACATGTCAGACACCCGCAAATTCCCCATCCAGGCTAACGAAACCCTCGTCGCCGTGGTCTGTAGTGCACGTATCAAGCGCCAGTATCTCCGGGAAAGCTCTTTCTTCGGAAAGGACATGCCTATCTCCGAGGTTCTGGACGAACTGGCAGACGACGAAATCGTGACCGTCCTTCGCGTCGATACAACGACGTGGAAGTCTGAGGATATCACGGAATACTGCGCCCGTCAGTACCTCTACGACCGCGACGGAAGTGGCCTAGGCGTAGAGTTGGACGACGAAGACAGCTTCCCGGCTTACGTCCGCAACAGCATCGCATGGTCGAACTGGAAAGACGACCTCGAAAGCCAACTGCCGGTCGTTCCTTCCAAAGCCTATTCCTCGTTCCGCGTCCGTGGCGCGTCTCTCAATGAGGGGACGAGAAATGTCTGACACGCGGAATCTCATGCAATCGATGGCGTCAGCACTTGATGAGGTGCTGAACGAAAAGGGAAAGCCGAAGAAGAACGGCTTCGTTCTCCTGGTTTTCCCGTTTGAGGGGCCGGAAGGCCAGCGCACGAACTACGTCTCCAACGGCCAGCGCAAAGACATCATCGTCGCCCTCAAGGAGATCGTCTCCCGCTTTGAAGGTCAGCCGCAACAGAGTGGTAGAGCCTGATGATTGAGTATTCGAAGATAAAGCCCGGCGACAAACTAAAGATCGTGGGCATGGGAGCGCCGGGGTTCGCCAAGCTTGGTGACATTGTCGAGGTAGTCTCGACTGATGGTCGCCAACGGTGCGACGTGAAGCGCGAAGATGGTGAGACGGCCTACTTCGCTCTGACCTGTGGTGCTCAACGACTTGAGCTGGTCACCCGCTCCACCCCTTCCGATAGCGAAGGCCGTACAGAAGTGGAGGGCGGGGCATGAGCCACATAGCCGAACTTCTGAAGATCACGCAACGCCTCTCCCATCTGGTTGACCGTGAGCAATACGGCGCGATCGGCAAGGCTAACGCCATCCCATACGCGTGGAAGCGCCGCGTCGAGGCCGTCTCCATTTCTGCCCGCGACGGTAGCTGGGCCAGGGAAGCCAAGCCGGAAGATATCGAGGCAGCGAAGCAGATCAGGGAAGAGCTTGCTCTGCGATACGAAGCTGCAGGACGGGCGGAACGGTCTGCGGAAATCGCCAAGATATCAGCTGAGATCGAACAGTTGCGGGTGATCCTGCCGCAAATCGCGGCCAAGGCATGCGTCGAACTCGGCATCGTCGCCCGCGAGGTCGCGGCCACCTCCACCCCAGATAGCGAAGGAGTGTGAAGATGCCGATCAACCCAACTGATTACCTGCGCGACCTCGCCACTAGACTCCGCAAAGTGCCGGTCTGCCATGGTGTGGATGGCTACGACATAGACACCCTGAGGGAGGTTTCTCAGGGCATAGCTGAACTTGAGAAAGCTAACGTCGCATATGTCGATGCCAACACTTCCTTGATCCAGGAGAACAAGGCTCTTCGCCAAAAGCTATTTCCATATGCCGATGCCACCGAGATCAGTGGCATTTCATGGGATGGCAAATACCTGATCGGAGACAAGGCCAGCATCAAGTTCTTCCACGAGATGAAGAACCGGGGCGAGCAGATCGATGTCTACAAGCGGATATACGATCAGAACCTCGCCGCCAAGGATGCGGAACTGGCACTTCTTAGCGCGCAACGGGAGTGGATGAAGGACCGCTTGTCGGATCTTCAACTTCCATCCAACAGCCCGAAAAACATTGAAGAGTGGCTTGCCGAATGCGGCATGCCAACCGCTCTCAACGAAAGCCGGGAGGGGGAGTAGATGAGTGAGCCCAAGATCATCGGCATCATCGATCCTCAGCCTCCGAAGGGCATCAAGTACATGCTTGGTGGCGAGACGTGGTTACCCAAGGAGGAAAGGTCGCCAGTACGCCTACATTGCGAGGAATGGGGCAACCTTGGCCCTATGGAGTTGAACCCGGAAATTAGGGCCAACAAGGTTGGGTTACGGGTTCGCACAACCGAATTCGCAGCGCCTGAGGGGGCAATCGGATTTACCTCGGTCGACGGCGTCTACTACTGGACGGACACCGACCAATTTGGGCGTACCGCAGGAGAGCGGGAGAGAGACAATGCCTAACGACTGCACAATTCGCCCATTCCAAGAATGCACCTGCACCCAAACAGAGTGCAAGTCCCATGCTGTTCACCTTGGAAGGTTTACGAAGCCTCGCCCCGCTCCCTACGACACGACAACACCGCAGTATGCGCTACTAGGGCTGTTTGTCCTCCTCGCTGCTTGCTTCGTTTGGGTGTTCGTAGCGGCTCCTGCTTTCGAGCGGGTTAAGCTGAAAACGCAGGAGGATGTCCATGTCGCAAGACATTGAGCACAACGTCCTTCGCCAGACCGAAGCCGCGAAGAAGCTAATCCGGTCTCTGTTCGAAGATGGCGAGGATGACAAAGAACTGGTTGCCGACACGATCGAAGGCGAAACCGGGCTGAAGGAAGCTATCGACGCCGCGCTGTCGGAAATAGATGAATGCGAAGTGATCATAGCAGGCTTGAAGGCCAAGGAACAGGCTTTTGAGACGCGACGGAAGGCAACAGAGGCCCGCGCCGAACGCATTCGTGCGCTGATCGAGCAGGCGATGGTTGCCACTGATCAAATGAACTTGCGCCTTCCCACGGCGACCATATCGCTAACTCGCCGCCAGCCTGGCGTCGTCATCACCAACGAAGCCGAAATCCCGACTCGCTTCTGGATCGAGCAGGAACGCCCTGCCCCGAAGTTGGACAAGAAAGCACTGGCCGAAGCTCTCAAGAACAAAGAGCAGGTAGCCGGTGCCAATCTCGACAACGGAACCGTTTCACTCTCTGTCCGCAGGAGATAGCCATGAACGCCATTACCAAATTCGACCTTACGCCGCGTCAGCTTACCCTCGTCAAGCAGACGATCGCCAAGGACTGCAACGAAGACGAGTTCAATCTGTTCTGCGAAGTTGCTCGGGCAAAGGGTCTAGATCCGTTCCTCGGCCAGATCATTCCCATGGTCTTCAACAAGGACAAGGCCGACAAGCGGAAGATGACCATCATCATCAGCCGCGACGGCCAGCGGGTCATTGCGCAGCGCTGCGGCGACTATCGGCCGGCAAGCAAGCCTCCGGTCTACGAGATCGATAAGGATTCGATCTCTCCGCTAAACCCGCAAGGGATCGTTTCCGCAACAACGTTCCTTTGGAAGCAGGACCAGAAAACCGGCGAATGGTACGAGGTCGCAGGTCAATCCTTCTGGGAAGAGTTCGCCCCGATCAAAGACGAATGGGCGAAGAACGACCAGACCGGCAAGAACTACAAGACCGGCAAGCAGACATTGGATGATTCCGGCAACTGGTGCCGCATGCCGCGCCTTATGATCGCCAAGTGCGCCGAAATGCAAGCCCTTCGCGCTGGCTGGCCCGAGCAATTCACCGGCCTCTATGACGAAGCCGAGATGGACCGTGCGAAGGTTGCGGATATGACGGCGTCCGAGATTGTCGAGCATGAGCGGGAAGAAATTCGCATGAATGCGATCGGCGGCAAAAACGCCCTTACTGTCTGGTGGGGCGATGGCTTCGCTCTGGAGAACGTTCCAGACGGTCAGTTTATGGATCGCGTACTTGAGCACGTCAAGGAACTTGACGGCCCTGCCGTATCCAAGTGGAAGGATGCGAACAGGGCAAGTCTGCAGATTTTTTGGGCTAGGCATCCAGGAGACGCGCTTGAGCTTCGAAAGAAGCTGGAGGCAGCGGAATCCAAAAAGCCTGTCCCGATGGATCGCAGGTCTATAGATGCGCTCCACCAGCACCCGTTGATGGCGGGTTAGCCTATGTCACAGACCGTCATCCTCCACGGCTCATCGCAAAGGGCCTTCGCAAAGAGCCTGATCGATCGCGCTCCTATGGATGCGGTCGTCACTGTTCGGGAAGCAACGCGCTCCGGAGATCAGAACGATAAGATGTGGGCCATGCTGTCCGACATCAGCCGCGCCAAGCCTGAAGGAAGGCGCTGGACACCCGAGGTATGGAAGTGCGCCTTCATGCACGTTCTAGGACATCAGGTGCAGTTCTGCCAAGGGCTGGACGATACCGGGCCATTCCCGATCGGCTTTCGATCCTCGCGCCTGACCGTGCGGCAGATGGCCGATTTGATCACCGTTATCCAGGAATACGGGGACCGGACCGGCACGGCGTTGTCTGGTCCGAACCTAAGCGAAAGGCTGCAGCATGAGCGATGTTATAAAATCACATCTCATCAAATACCCCCATGCGCGTACCAGCACAGTCCAGTACCTCGCCCGCCGCCATGAGACAACTGAACGTCTCCGTCAGGAAATAGAGGCCGCAAAGCAGGTCAACCGCTTCCGAGACTCCATCGAGTACGTGGGCTGGTTCCGTCTGCTGAAGAAGTGGATGGGCAAATGAGCGGCTTCCGTATCGCAGCAAACACGCAGACGTTCTCGCCACCGAAACGTCCGGCAAAGAAGCCGGCATACCTGGAATACATCCGTCGACTTCCTTGCGTGGTGACAGGCCAATACGGCGTCGAAGCTGCGCACCTGTCCACGGCATATCCCGCATATGGCCATTATGGGAGAGGTCGCGGTACCAAAGCCAGCGATCGGTGGGCTTTGCCCCTGCACCCCGACGAGCATCGCAAGCAGCATTCCCAGAACGAAATGGACTACTGGAACCAAACGAAAATCAACCCTCATAGGCTGGCATTGGTGCTGTTCGGCATCTGGTCCGACTATGACCTTGACACGGCGATAGAGCGCGGGACTGCGCTTATTCGGGCCGGGAGGGATTGTGCATGACTACCGTGACGGATGAAATGGTCGAACTTGCGCAAGAGCAACTAGGTCGCGAGTGCGTATATGTCGGCGCTGCAACAGTCCGGCGAGCCCTCTCCGCCGCCCTCACCCCACATGGAGAAGAGGCAGCAGACCCAGCGCCCGAGTCTCATGTGGTGGGCGAAGACTGGTTCGAAATCGAGGATCGCCGCGAACAGAAGCTTGCGACCATCGTCGCGCCGGACAACGGGACGCCGCACGAAGTTCTTTCGGCTGTTCTCGAATGTGCAAGGGCGTGGGTTCCAGAAGCCCGCATCATCGGGAACGTTCGAGCCGGTGACATCGCCCGCGCTATCGCAGCCCTACCATCACCCGAAACGAATGTGGCGGGGTGGAAGCCTCAACGCTGGATGGGGCCAATCCAGCTTGAACGGAAACGCGACGACACCCACGAGGAAGCGATGACGATGATCGTCAGCGCAGCTGGGGTCTGCACGCTTTCCTATGAGGAAGCTGCACTTGGATATGCCAGGGCGCGCGGCTTCATCCGCGACGACGCATCAACGATGTGTGGCCCGCTGAAGGAGTCGGACAATGGTTGAGGACTTCAACGCCGCTCTGGCCGAACGCATTGGTTCAGCCAGAAAGGACGCCGGGAAGACGCAGCAGCAGGTCGCGGACGCGCTTTCGATCCACGTCAACCAGTATCAGCGCCTCGAAACGGGAAAACACCGCGTCAGCGTATATGACCTTACGCGCATTGCGGCAGCCATTGGAATACCTGCCGGTGATTTGCTGTCCGACCCATCTCCGCAGAACCATTTGCGGGTTAGCGAGATCATCGCAAAAATCAGGCATCAACTCGAAATCAATGTGCAGATTGCCGAAGATCAGTACCCGGAAGGGCCGATCGTGGACGGCAAGCGCGTGAAGGGCCTTACCCACT